CGGTATTAGACGAAGATCGGAACATGAATAAGAAGCCAGTCAAGAAAACGCATAATGCTAAGATTGATTCGACGATAACAAACCTAATGACATTCTACTTATTTAATAATTATACACAATAGCACGATGAAACTACGTTATAAACTAAGAAACGCGATTATCCGCTCTCTAGGATTGGACGATTATATTAATACTAATATGTCGTCTCTTCCATCACAGCCCATAAATGTATATAGTACTGATGCGGCGATGAAGCTATCCGCCGCGTATCGTTGTACGGCAATTCTATCCGGTACGATTGCTTCTTTGCCACTTCAATACAAACGGAAGAAAAACGCTGTTTTTGTCCCGGATGAAAAGGAGATTTTATATAGACTCCTTACGCGTAGACCAAATAGAAGAATGAGCAGTTTCGAATTTATTCGGAATATGGTTATATTGATGGTGAACCGGGGAAATGCGTACATCTTCATTCGTAGAACATTTGGAGAACCAACCGCTTTAGTATTACTTTCTCCCGGCTCTACCACTTACGACAAATATACTGATACATATACTGTTTGTGATATTATTAATCACATAAACGGCGTGTTTGGATCGAACGATATTATTCATTTAAGACATAATAGTCAAGACGGGGGATATACAGGTGTCAGCGTCATAGAATCCGCCTCGCGTGTCATGAGTGTAGCCGCTAGCGCAGATAATCAAACGTTAAAAACGTTTCAGAATGGCGGAAAGATCAAAGGGATTATATCCGGCACGAAGGGAGAAGCTAAAGGGCTTAACGCATTAACTGATATTCAGACCTCCGATGTTGCTGAACGTGTTGAAAGTGAATTGAATTCCGGTCGCGATATTGTTTCGGTCAATGGTGATATGTCGTTTGCTCAATTATCATTCACTCCGGCAGATACTCAATTAATAGAAAATAAGAAGCTGACGGTATTAGACATTTGTCGCTTTTATGGTGTTCATCCCGATAAGGTATTTGCAGGGCAACCCACCAATTATAAGGCTTCTGAAATGGGGCAAGTTTCTTATTTGACAGATACCTTACAACCTTATTTGAGACAGATCGAATCGGAATTTGAGTTGAAGTTAATTCCTGATTCTGTCTCGATGGATTATAAGATTAATTTCGATTTGTCAGTTCTGTATCAAACCGATTTAATGACACAGGTAACATATTGGAAAACTCTCCTTGAAATAGGTGGCATTACATCGAATGAAATCCGTTCCCATTTAGGGAAAGCGCCTATTCCGGGCGGTGATACTGTATTTATAACTTGTAATGTTGCCCCGGCTGATTCTCCTAAAATACGGGGCGAATCGGAAACGAACAAAGAAAACGAGCTACCAAAAGAAGAAGAAACGCAGATAGAGTAAAACAATAAATGAAACACGATGGAAATTAGAAGTTTTGGAGAAAATGCAGCCCCGAAATTATTAGACGAAAGAAATATAGAAGGGTATGCGATTGTATTTGAACGTGAAAGCCGTGTTATGTACGACTTAGAAAAGAAACGTTTCTTTATTGAAATCATTAAGTCGGGTGCTGTTTCCGAAGAATTACTCCGTAGTTGTGATGTTAAGGCATTACTAGAACATAATAAACAAAGGCTTTTAGCGAGGTCTAACAATGGGACGGGGTCTTTATCCTTATGTCTTGATGATTACGGGTGTATGTACCGTTTTGCTTCGCCTAATACGCAGGATGGAAACTACGCGATAGAAATGATTCAAAGAGGAGATTTATTCGGTTCTTCTTTTGCTTATATCACAGATGAAAAAAGAAATGTCGAGTACTCGTAAAGAGATGGGCTGTTGATACGTACGGTTACTAAGATTGATAAAATCTTTGATGTCTCTATTGTTAGCGATCCGGCTTATTTTGGGACAGATGTTACATTGCGCAGCTTAGAGATACATCTACAACCTGCAAAGAGCGATAATTATCAAATAGAAATAGAAAAATTAAGAACACAAATTTAAAAGATTACGATTATGAACTACGTAGAAAGACTAGCAGTTATTAAAAGAGACATGAACGCAATTTTAGATGTTGCGGAAACAGAAAAACGCGGCTTAACGCCGGAAGAGCAAGAACAATTCGACGCGCTGAAAAACGAGCGGGACGTTATCAAAGTACGCATGGAAAAACGCGCTCTTGGTACTGTTGTTCCTCAAAATGTAATCGAACGTGAAAGAGCTTTCGCAGAAGCGGTTTGTTTGTTGCGCAATAATGGAGCATCGGACAAGTATCAAGGTATTATTGTAAATAAAGGGTTGGTTATTCCTCACGAACGAGCCGTTGGAAATATCATGGATACCGCCGCATCTGATCCGTTGATCCCCGTAACAGTTGGAGACGTTATTTTGCCACTTGAAAAAGGGTTGATTCTTGACAAAGTAGGGTGCAAGATGCAGAGCGGAATGTATGGCAAATGGATTCTTCCAGTTGTGTCGGGTGTTGAAGCTACAATTGAGGACGAGAACGCCGAAGTAAACGATTCAAAGATCGACATTTCTAAGTTGACTCCGACTCCGAAACGTTGCTCTTTGTCCGTTCCTGTTTCGAATGATGCTATCGACGAAACGAATTTTGCTTTGCGTGACATTGTTTTAGTACAAATTACAATGGCTTTGCAACGCTTGTTAAACAAATGGATGTTTTCACCTACTAAGATCACATCAAAGGCGAGTGAGGGCGTATTTGTGAAAGCAACTCCGAATATCGAATATACTTCCGCTTTGAGTTGGAAAAATGTTTGCCAGTTGAAAGCATCTGTTTTGAAAGCGGGTGTTCCTGCTGATGCTACCGCCTGTTATGTTTGTTCGGCTTTCACTTATGCCGATCTTGAATCTACTCCACGCGAAGCGGGAAGTTCTCGAATGATTCTTGAAGATGGAAAGATTAACGGTTATCCGGTATTTTCAACGGAATACATCGGTGATGACATTCTTGGGTTCGGAATTTTCTCTTATGCGTTGGTAGGTCAATTTGGAGAAATGCGCTTGACTGTTGATCCATACACAGGAGCGAAAAAGAATCTCACCTACTTTGTATTAAATACAAAGTTTGACGAGTTGGCAGTACGCCCGGAAGCCTTTGCTATCGCAAAGAAGAAGGCTTCTGCTTAACCCTATAACCTATCATTCACTAAAGGGCTGGGGCTTCGGCTCTAGCCCTTTCTAATTTATACAATATGGCACAATACGTAACACTCGAAGAACTCAAACAGCATTTAAACGTTGACTTCGACACGGACGACGCGTATATAACCGGGCTTATCGACCCCGTTCAACTTCTTATCGAATCGTATCTAAATAATCCGCTAGATACCTACGTTAAGGACGCAAAAATAGATCGGCGTATCTGGCACGCGATCCGCATCCTTATAGCGAATTACTACGCAAACCGTGAATCGGTAACATTTGCCACTCCGCAAGTTATTCCGGGACACATAGAACTATTACTGCAACCTTTAAAACGATATACGTAGTGCAAGCAGGATTATTAAACGAAATGATCGCTTTTTACCGTAGCGAGTCAAAGCGCGATAATCTGGGCGGCACGTCTGAAAGTTGGGTGAAAGTATTCGATAAACGCGCATACATTCGCTTTAAGTCGGGTGCACGTAAAGAAGCGAACGGCGAGATATATAATACGACCGTTAATACGATAATGATTCGCATCTGTAAAGAGATCAACGCTAAAATGAGGATCGAATACGACGGGCAGAAATACAAGATTCTATCTATCAATCACGACCGGAAGCAACAAGCAACGGTTATAGAAGCGGAGGTAATCAATGAGTAACGACAATTACACCGGGCGCAACTTGTATCGCGTCGAAGTGGATGCAACGCGAGTAAACGAACTACTTAAACGGTTGAACGATAAAGAAGCAAAGAAGGCAATTTCCTCCGCTCTTAGAAAGTCGATTCTTATCATTCGTAAACAGGCACAGGAAAATCTAGTTTCTGCTGTTAATGATGCGGAATTTAGCAGTTCTAAGAATGGCGTATCGTTCAAACCGTTAAAGAACGAAATAAACATAGCAGTTTATCGCAATGCTTCCGGCGCACGGGTCGACCTGATCGACCGACGCAAAAAGGGATCACGCGCCTATATGCTGAAATGGTTCGAATCAGGAACAAAAGAACGAGCTACCAAAAAAGGAGCGAATAGGGGTATTATAAATGCTTCCCACTTCTTTTCTAATGCGGTCAAATCGAAGCAGAAAGAAGCAGAGAGCTCATTAGAGAAAAATATAATTGATTCTATAATGAAAGTAGCAAATAAAAAGAAATGAGTTTATCAATAGGCGCACACGTATATAAGAAATTAAGCGACTCTACAGAGTTGGCAAAATTGGTTTCTGATAAAATATATGCTATCTCGACCAAAATGGAAACATCTTTTCCGTTTGTGATCTACAAACGCAACTCCTTAACGCCGGAATATACGAAAGATAGGTACGGCACAGGTGACACAGTTTCGGTTGAGATCGTTGTCGCCAGTGATAACTATTTGAACTCTGTAACAATCGCGGAAGAGGTACGTAAATCACTCGAAAACAAACGAGGAAGTTATGATAACTTCGATGTGATCGATTCTAAACTAATTAGTGCGAATGAGGATTTTATAGAAGATACTTTTATTCAAAGCCTCGTATTCTCATTTAAAACTGAATAATTAACTAAAACACGATAAAATTATGAGTAAAGCAAAATCAGTGTTAGGAAAAGACCTAATGTTATTCATCGACGGTAAAGCCATCGCACTTGCCACATCTTGCAAATTGGGGCTTTCGGCTGAAACAATCGACACGCAAAGTAAAGATTCGGGTATCTGGACGGAGAAGGACATCAAGAAACTTTCTTGGAACGCTTCAAGCGAAAATGTGTTTAGCGCGGATGCAGATGCGAATAGCTACGATAAACTATTCGCTTTGTTCTTGGCGCATAAACCTGTTGTTCTGAAATTTGGCGTTGTTGGCAATCCTGACGTAAACGAAATGCCCGCCGCCGGATGGACGCTAGCGGAAGGTGCATATACAGGTAGTGCGGTTATCACTTCGCTAGAAGCAAATGCGCCGGATGGTGACAAAGCAACACTATCAATCAGTTTCGAAGGAACCGGACCGCTTGCAAAGGAAGCAGCTAGTAAATAACTTACGGGCGGTGTTTTGCCGCCCTCTAAACGACTTATTCAATGAAAACAATATCACTTAACGGAAAAGATTTTTCTTTGAAATATACGCTTCGTGCGTTCTTTGTGTTCGAATCTATATCCGGCTATCCGTTTCAGTTCGGGAAGATGTTAGACGAGTTTCTTTTGTTTTATTCGTTCCTGCTTGCCTCTAATCAGGAATTGTTCAAAATGGAATTTGAGGAATTTATCGAATTATGCGAAAATGACTTGACGCTATTCGAACAATTCAAAGAATTTATTTTGGATGAAATCAAACTACGTTCGCAATCGGCAGGAAATGACGTAAAAAAAAAGAAGGTGACGACGCGGAAACGAAAGCCGTAAGTATACGCGAACTTTATTCGCGCGTTGTCGGTGAGGGTGGGATCGCTCCCGATTACTTCCTCGATAAAATGGACTTTATCGAGGTTGAATCGTTTATAGACGGATTGAATCGACGTAATCGGGAAGCGTGGGAACAAACTAGATTGCTAGGTTTCATTATAGCGCAATCGAATAGCACTAAAACGCTAAAGCAAACCGATATACTCCGGTTCCCGTGGGATGAAGAAGAAAAGAAAGATACGAGCGTAACGGACGAAGAGATGCAACGATTACGAGCTAAAGCAAAAGAAGTAGAATCACAATTAAACACGCATAAAGATGTCTGATATAGTAACAAGATTATTGCTTAAAACGAATGACTTTGACGCAAATCTAAATAAGTCGAAGAAGAATGTAAACGCTTTTCAAAGCGACATTTCTAAAATGTCCGGCGTTGCAGTATCGGGAGTTATGAAGTTCGCCGGGGTTCTTGGTATTGCTGTAACTGCCTCGGAGGGTTTCAATAAAGTAATGAATAGCAGTCAGACGCTAGGAGATGAATATGCCCGTACTATGGACGGCTTAAAAGGTGGCGTAGACCAGTTTTTCTACTCTATCGGTAGTGGAGACTGGACGCCGTTCATGAACGGGTTAACCGAAACTATACGTCTAGCACGCGAAGCATACAGCGCGATGGATCAATTAGGAAATACAAAAATGTCGTTCTCTTATTTTGATGCAAAGAATCAAGCAACCATACAAGAACAAATAACTATCTTAAAAGATAAGGATTCAACGGAAGAGCAAAAGAAAGCAGCTAGGGAACTATTAGACAAGACGCTGAAAGACCAAGAGGAAATCGTAGGACAATATAAACAAAGAAGTCAAAACGCATTACAAGCAATGGTAAAGGCGGCAATAGGACTTGACGGCGTAGATGTTTCGGCAATAGATATAGATAAAGTGTTGAGATTAGATGTATCTTCGGTAGGCGATAAACAAAAGGCACAATTAGCGAAACAGTATAAAGACTTCGTAGATGAATACGATCGTTTAAAAGCCAAATTCACAACTTACGAAACGGTGGGTTCTGGAATGAATGTGCACACGGTTACAACAACAGATACAAATGCATTGAGTAAGGCAATAAGCCCGATGTTATCGAAGTATCAGGATGCAATACAATATAACGCGATTTTAGTAAAGAAGAGTGATGAATGGTTGCAGAATTTAATAAACGTTGCAACGGCAGCAGAGGCGGCGGGACGGAATTTATCTAGTATGACGAAAGCGGCGAACCGCGCTTCACAGTCAGGAATGGGCGGGAAAACGCCAAAGGAAGAACCTAAAGAGGGCTCTATCGCTTGGTATGACACGCAAATCGCAGAGCAAAATAAAAAACTTATTGCTGAAACCGACATGCAAGCGCGTTCCGCCATTCAAGCAACAATTAATGAACTCGAATCAAAGAGGATAAGTTTAAAGTTTGTTGTAGAGCAAGAAACGTTCAAAAGTGCTCATGGTGAAATGAAAGACGGCGCTTTGTCTCTTCCGGTAAAACCAACGTATAAAGATAAAGTTCCTACTCATGGGAAAGAAGGTAAAAACTTAAAGTTGCCGAAATATGATCCGCTTTTTAAAAAAGAAGATATAGACATGAATGAAAGGTATGCCGAATCTCTATCTGCAGTTGGTAGTATTATGGGGTCTTTATCTGGAATAACCAATGAAAGTGCGGCGGCGTATCTTCAATGGGGCGCAAATGTTATATCCAGTATTGCGCAAGCTATTCCGGCTATTCAATCGTTAATAACTGCGAAACAGACCGAAGCAGTAGTTAGCGGCGTAGCTTCCGCAGCAGAAACGCCCGTTGTCGGTTGGTTATTGGCGGGAGCCGCCGTTGCTGCCGTCGTCGCTGCAATGGCTAGTATTCCTAAATTCGCAACGGGTGGTATTGTGCCTGGCACATCATTCACAGGCGATAAAGTTCCGGCTTTACTCAATTCAGGCGAGATGATTCTAAACGGATCACAGCAAAGTAATTTGTTTCAAATGCTTAATAGCGGTTTATATGGCTCCTTATCGCAAAAGATTGCACCGTCTGCAGAAAATGGAAATCAGCCCGCAAACGTAACGTTTCGCATACATGGAAGAGATTTGGAAGGAGTTTTGAGTAATCATTATAATCAGAAAAGCAAAGTAAGATGAAACTAAGATATTATTCAGAGTTTAAGAGCAGGAAAGACAAGACGTATAGAATCGAAATTCATACGGTCTTTGCAACGTATTCCGAAGAACTCACCCTAACAGATAGCCCGTTTACTGTTGAGTATGAATCGGACACTCTATACAAGCCGTTGAAAATGTCTAATTCGGTAACAAGCATATTGACAGATAAAATTTTATCAGACCTATATACAGCCGAAGGGCAAAATATAGAAGTTCGTTTGTATAATAAAACCGATGATGTTTTAGAGTGGTTTGGATATATGAGTCCAAATTTATATTCGAGCGATTATATAACTCCGCTTAATATAGTGGAGATACAGGCAATCGATACTATTTCCGTTTTGGAAAATAAGAAGTACTCTTATATTAATTCTTCCGAGGTCTATTTTAAAAGTTTCAAAGATGTAATAATGCACATTCTTGATATTGCCGATCCCGGAAAGATTCTAAACAAATTGTACTTTCAAAAAACTAATAGAATCTCGAAAGATGTTTCTACTTCTTTGATAGAAGATATTTATATACATGAACGAAATTTCTTTGATGAAGCTAACGAGCCGATGAATAGTAGAGATGTTTTAGAAGAAATCTCTAAATATATTGGTATGACGTTCATTCAGTATCAGGATGCTTATTATATGATCGACTATGATTTTATCAAAAACGACGAGCTTCATTTTTTCGTTTATGATAGAATAAGCGATACATGTGAAAGTATAACAATCCCTTCCGCACTATTGAATGTGCGTAATATTGGCGTATCTGAAAGCGTGGGAAGTATATCGCTTGGTGATGTGTATAATAAAGTATCTGTTGTTGCTAATATGAATCAGATAACCAACTTATGCCCGGAGTTGCTCGACGACGAAAAGGATATAATAAATCAAAACTCTGATCCCAATAAATACTATATATCTAGTAAGGATATAGACGGGAAGAATTACACTCTTCTTAATTCGTTTTTTAAATCTAAAGAGAATTGGGGGTATTTGATACCGAGTTTTTCCTTTCTTGATATTCCGGCGGAAGGTGTTGAAGTGACTATCGACAACGTTAATGATATATATTCCGGTGTAGTATGGCAGAAGTACAGCGAATACACAACAGAGGACGGGGAACCGTCTTCTTTAAGTTGGAAAACCTGCGTTTCATTCTTGCAAGCGTATAATATAATTAGTGCTTCTCGAAAGACTCTTTTAACATTGAAAAACGGAGAGTATTCTTTATTCAAAGGAGGATATTTCATAATAAATATCGCTTATAGAATGTCCGGCTCTTTTCTTCCAAACGATATAATAAAAACGTCCGATGAAGTATACTCTAATACAAAATATGGCGCCGGATTTGATAATACGATGGTTCCTTGCAAATTATATATAGATGATTACTATTATGATGGTGAAGTATGGAGAAATCAAAAGTATTATATGGATCGAGTAAATCGAGGCTATTATAAAAATACGCATAACTTAACTTATAAAGGGGCTACATGGTATAGGTATAAGGATGCATTTGGAGATTGGAGATTTGTAAATAAGGGCGAGTCTGATTCAGCTAGCGGTGAAAAAGCTTCCGGCGGGTTCGAGGATAGAAATAAGGTTTATGCGTATAGGGAAAATGGCGAAGATATTTTTGTCGAAAAATGGTATCACGACGAATGTACGCTTAAAGATGGTTTCTATTTGGTTCATATAAACAAAGAAGGTGATAAAGTTTTCGATGATGAAAAGAGATTAACGAATACTGTTAGTTATAGATTTAATTTGTATGACTCAACGGACGGAGTCGCGATTAAACTTCCAGATGATAAAATACTATGTGGAAAGATACGCTTTGAAGTAAGCACTCCTAATCATTTAGGAAAATATCCTATGTATCGAACGGATGGAGGCTGTCACCCGTGCACTGCTTTTCATATATCCGATTTCACATTTAAGTATACTAACAATAAAGTTACATACGATATATTTAATAATGCAGTTGACGACTCCGACGTAGTTTACAGCAACGTGATAAACGACAATAATGTAACAGAAATGGACGACATCGAACTACTAATCAACTCAAACGCAAAAAATATTTCTTCTTACTCAAATTGCGCTACCAAATCAGGGGATAAATTTGATTATTTAAAAACGGTATATAGCCCGTTGCACGATAAAAATGTATTGCCGGAACAAATACTAATAGACAAGTTTTATACACATTATAAAGCTCCTAAATTTAGATACAGCAATAATTTGAATCGTGGCTTTTCGATACTGTCTAGGATTTATGAAAATTCCCTCAAAAGAGAAATGATAGTAGATCAAATGAGTATTGATTACGCAAATGAAAGTTGTAACGTATCATTAATAGAAACATGATAGAAGTAGAAAATAAAAAAGTGCCTCATTCGTTTCGGAATAAGTATTTACGCAATTCCAGTTCGGTAAGTATTAGTACAACAACGCCAACGCCTATAAATGGCGGTGGCGTTGATCTTAACGTATTAAAGATGGACGATGGGCGTACATCATCCGATAACAATGTATTTTCATCTCTTCGTTCCCTATTTGAAATAAAGTCTCGTATTATTGCTCTGACCGATAATAATACGGCACCGACCGACGATAATACGTTTTCTTCTTTGCGCATAAGGCAGGAACTAGATGCGGCTATCGACTCTTTAAAAGACTCGTATCTATCCAAAACAGCACCAGACGAAACGCAATTTCTTATCAAGTTGCTAGGTGGTTTAATCGTTGACAATGGGCTAGACGTAACGAAGGGTATTTCTACGGATACGTTAACCGCAACGACGGTAACAACGCAAATACTCAACGTTCTTGATAAACTGATTGCCAAATCAGCGACTTTTTCCGGTGATATATCCTCAAATGACTACACAGAAGGCTTAATCGGTTGGTTAATCGGCAAAGACGGTCGTATAGATGCAAAATCTCTTCGTCTACGTGATTTCCTTGAAGTTCCTGAATTACGCTACAACCGCGTATCAATCGTTTCGGGTGAAGAGTGGAACGCTCCGGGCGGCGGGATCATCGAACGTATAGACGAATCAAATCGGATTATCTACCTTAAACTCGAACCGGGCGAAATAGCAGAAATAGAGGTAGATGATATTTGCAAAGGTATATTCAACGACTCAACCGGATTTCAAACCGCTTATTTTCGTATTACTGAAAAGATCGGTGATTCCACGTTTAAATATGCGCTTCGTTCTGGTACAACCGCACACCCTTGCAAGGCTATGCACTTCGTTTCGTATGGTAACTTCACAAACAAAGAGCGGCAAAAATCGAGCTACTCGACACAAAGCTATGTCCGTTACCTGACAGGTGTAGACGGTTGGGAGATTTCAAAGGAAATGATCGCTATGCAGTTGGGCGACTTGTCTAACTTGAAATTGTTTGGTATCGAAATGACCGGACATAGTGCGTATCTCCGCAATGTGTATATGACCGGGACTATCAAGCAATTATCTAACGACGGTATAACCGAAGTTCCCGTACCTGCTTTCAAAGGAGTATGGACGCCGGGCACATATTGGTACTATGATGAAGTTGTATGCAATGGCAGTACATGGATATGTATTGCAGACAAAACAATCCAAGAACCAACAGACAATTCTACTGATTGGCTTAAATATGTCTCTAAGGGAGAAACGGGTGTCAAGGGCGACAAAGGAGACAAAGGCGATAAGGGTGATAAGGGTGCAACCGGGGCAAAAGGCGACAAAGGTGATACAGGACCGACCGGATCACAAGGTATTCCCGGCACATCACAGTATTTTCACGTGAAGTACTCCGCTAATGCGAACGGTAATCCGATGTCTGACACTCCGAACACTTATATCGGTACGGCGGTAACAACTAGCGCGACCGCTCCAACTGGATACACTTCTTATAAGTGGGTGCAGTTGAAAGGCTCTCAAGGTCCTAAAGGAGATCAAGGTATTGCCGGACCAACCGGAGCCAACGGACAAACTTCTTATCTGCATATCAAGTACTCGGACAACGGTACGACGTTTACTGCTAACAACGGTGAGACGCCGGGCGCATACATCGGACAATACACCGACTTCACGGCGGCAGACAGCAATACGTTTTCCGCTTATACTTGGACGAAGGTCAAGGGCGACAAAGGAGACAAGGGTGATAAGGGAGATACGGGTGCAACCGGAGCAACTGGAGCAACCGGGCTTCCCGGTGCTCTAATCCGTCCGCGCGGCGAGTGGAAAGCAAATACTAACTATGTTAACAACACGCAGTATCGAGATACTATCATCTACAACGGTAATACTTATTCGTGTCGTGCGGATCATAATTCCGGTTCTTCTTTCGATGTAACGAAATGGACTTTGTTTAACGAATTTATAAATGTCGCTACGCAGTTGTTAGTAGCTCAAAATGCGACGATCGACATATTAGGAACATCGGGTTTATTCGTCGGTAATCTATCAAAAACGCAAGGTTGGTTAATGACAGGCGGTTCGATTAAGCACAATATAACCGGGCTTGAATTGACAGCAGACGGGAAATTATCACTCCCTAAAACAGGTGCGATATTGGTTGGAGGGAAGACGTTTATCAGTGATGGAAAGATCGTCGCTGATTTTATCGATGTAAACAAACTCGTTGTAAAACGAATAGAAGCTGTTGATGGCACTATTGGAGGCTTTAAGATTTCTGCTAATAGTATAGGGACAGGTTCTACTAGTATACCAACTATAGATAAAAAGGAGATGTTCCTTTACGATGATATGATTGGTTTTAATAGTAAAAATAGGCAAGTTATTGTAGGTCCGTTTAGTACAATGGGAGTCGATTATTTAGGAAGATTCTACGATCACCGTTCAAGACCTTATGATATAAATAGGGGTGTATCTATTAGTGTAACCGGAGGACGAGATAATATAGCACTTGCTATTGATGGTGGCATTGTAGTTGATGGTCAAAGAGGTATTGATGAGTTTTTCAGCTGTGCTGCCGTTTGGAATAATGGAAGGCAGCAGACTCGCGTGTTGCAGTTTAAAAATGGCATTTTATATAATGCATATTGGGGATAATAATCAAATCACATAATTATGAAAATAGACTTTAGAGAAATTCAAGTAAAAGACATCGAAGGGAATAACAGTACCGTCGATATTGCAAAAATGTTAGGAAATGCGATCTATCAGAAAACCGCCGATTTGGGCGAGTTGGAATTAGCTCAAAACATCTACAAGAACGGTGAGGTAGAAGTATCTCCCGAACAGGCGGAAAGTATTAAAAAATATGTGAGTACGGGGTTCGTCGCTTTTGTTCAGGTAGCGGTTAATGAGGCTTTATCGGTAGAATAAGAGCTACCCAAAGCGATATGAAATACATAAAATAAAAATATGGACGAATGGTTAAAAATCATAGGAGCGTTAGGAGGATTAGAGGCGATCC